GTTCGGGTTCGGGTTCGGGTCGGGCACGGTGGCTCTCCTGGGACGGGGGCGGAAACGGGCATGCGAAAGGGGGCCCGCTTCTGGCGGGCCCCCTCGGGGTCGTGCTGCGGTGTTCGGTTGTCAGTCGTCGACGTCCTGGTCGGCCTGGTCGGCGACGGGGCGGCGCTCGGCATATCCGCGTATCCATGCGGTGCTGAGTGTCGAGGTGAGCGGGTACGGGCACGCGGTCGGTGGGTCGCCCCGGTCGCCTGCCTCACGGCCGGCCGTGAGTGCCCTCACGATCTCCTCGCGCGTGCCCATGGTCACCTCTTGTTCTGCTGGTCGCTCTCGTTCTTGCGCGCGCCGTCGGCCCATCGCTGCGCCTTGCCGGTCACGGACTCGATGAACTCGGCTTGCGTGAGCCGGCCGTGTTCCTGCCACCACTCTTTCAGCTCGTCACTTGCTCGCGCGTAGGCGATACGCGCGGGCCCGCTGAACAGGGTTGCGGGGTTGTGCCCGGCGGCCTGCGCCTTCTTGTTGAGCAGGTACCCGTTACAGGCGTCTTCGGCGGCGAGGTACTGGCGATATACGTACTCGTCGTACAGGGCGCGGGCCTCGCGGCGGGTGATGAGGTGCCGCTCGTCCTTGTCCTGGTCCTCGTCGTCGTCGCCCCCGTACAGGGCGGCTGAGGCGTCGCGTAGGTCGGCCCAAAACGCGTCGTCGTCGAGGTGATCGTCGACGGCCTGGTCGGCGGCGAGGGCGCCCCACGCGGCCGGGCCGGGCACGGTGTCGCCCATGGCTTCGGCGAGGGCGTCGCGGTCGGCGAGCAGGTTCTCGACGGCGTCGCCGCTGTCGGCCGGTTCGGGTAGCTCGACGGCCTCGCGGGCGTCCATCTCCGCGGCGATCCGCAGTAGCTCGCCGTTGTCGGCGTACTGCATCGCCCATGCGAGGTCGTCGTCGCCGAGACCGGACAGGTCGTCGAGCAGGCGCCCGCCGGGGAACATCGCGGCGAGCAGGTCGCGGCGGTGCGCCTCGGCGGCGAGCTGGTCGACGTCGTCGAGGCCGTGCTCGATCGCGTAGCGGTCGCGGCGGTCGAGCTCGGCGGCGATCCGTAGGGCGTCGGCGTCGTCGACGTGCTCGACCAGCCGGCCCAACTCCGCGTCACTGAACGGGGTCAGATCGGCGGCGAGGGTGCCGCGGGGCGCGGCGCGGTCGAGCAGGGCGTCGAGGTCGCGGCGGTCGGCCTCGACCTCCATCCGGCGGCGGGCGCGGTCGTCGAGCAGGTTCGAGCGCATGGCGGCGGCGAGCTGGTCGTCGCTCATCTCGCGCACGCTGGCGTCGTCGCCCGACCAGACGCGGGCGGCGTCGACCTGCTCGGCGGTCGCCTCCGTCCGGGGCTCGGGGAGGTTACCGGCGCCGACCTGCTCGCGTACGCGGTTGCGGCGTAGATCGGGGTGGTCGGCGAGGTGCTGGCGCATGGCGCCTTGCCACTGCCTGACCTTGGCGCGGGCGGCGCGCTGCGCCTCCGGGGTGACGGCGGCGGCCTCGCGGCGCTTCCATTTCCGTATGGTCCGCTCGATCTCGCGCTGACGCTGCCCGGCCTCGTAACCGGCCGGGTCGCTGGTGGCCTGCTCGATCCGGGTCAAGCCGGGCGAGTACATGCTCACGCTGTGGCGGCAGTTGGGATGCTGCAACCCTGCGGCCCTGGCCTGGTCGAGGCTGCCGGCCACCCGGACGGGGACCATGCGGCCGTCCTCGACGGCGTGCTCGACCTCGACCGTGCGCGCCCCTGCGGGCCCGCCGATCGTCAACACGCGGCCTTCCCACGGGGCGCACAAAGGGCACTCGCGCGGGGCGTCGCTCACGACGACCAGGTCGACGCCGGCCTCGGCGAGCGTGCGCATGTGCGCCTCGGTCGCGGCTCGCGCGGTCGCCGTCCTTACGGCCATCTCGGCGTAAGAGCTGAGCTGCCAACGGCGGCCGGCGCGGTCGACGAACGCCTGTATCCCGCGGTCGGCAAACGCCCGCATGGCGTCTTGTGCGGCCTGCCGACGGGTGCCGATACCGAGTAGCGGCGTGGCGGCCACGGACGCGACGACGGCCCGGAACGTGTCGACGACGGCACGCAAGATCGACCGGTGCGTCGCGGTGACGACGTCGACGGCCTCTTGCGCGACCCTGTCGACGGCCTGAGCGTTCGGCACGCGGTCGTCGACCAGGGCGCGCGCGTCGTCGGACAGGGCGCCGAGCTCGGCGACCGCGGCGCGGTGCCCGACGTTGTACGCCTCGGCGACCGCGTCGAACACTTCGAGCTGTGTCGCGCGCCCCAGCTCGTCGACGACGGCCTGTGCGGCGCGGCGTAGCGGCTGCACGGCGGCGAGCTTGGCCTCGACCCACCCGGGCGCGTCGAGGCCGGCGGCGAGCTGGCGCGCGATGATGCCCAACAGCCGCTCCTCGGCGGCGGAGTACATGTCGCGCGTCGTCTCGGCCAGGGGCTCGACCATGCCCGGGTGAATCGGCACGGGTCACCCCCCGTCGTCCTACGCGGTGAGCGGGTACGTGTCGCCGGGGTCCGGGGCGGCGGTGCCGGTCTCCCGAAGGATCGCGGCGGCCTCGGCGGCGACCTCCTTGTCGTCCCAATCCGGGTGCAGGATCTTGACTCGGGTCGCCGTCGATACGGCCTGCGCCCGGTTCAACAGGTCGAGCGTCTGCGCGACGTCCATCGGCGACTCTGCGACGCCGTCGGAGAACTCCACCCGCGGGCGCTCCGGGATCACCCCGGTACGGAAGTGCACGGCGTCGAGGTCGAGCAGGGCGAGCAGGATGTCGGACAGTCCCTGTTTCCAGTGGCCGGCCTTCTTCCTGCGCGTGATCATGCTCTTATCGTCGTCGCTGTCGACCTCGGTCGCGGTCCGGGCCTGCCCTCCGTCCTGGTCGAGGCCGAACGAACGGGCGGCGTACCCGGCGGACTGGGCGGCCTGCCGGGTCAGTGCCTCGGCCGTGCGCTGGTGCTCCTCGACGCGGATATCGAACTGACTCAACGTGATGCCGCCGTTTTCCGTGGGCGGCATGTTGAGCTGCGCGTATACCTCGGCGTCTTCGTCGAACGACGCTCCCTTGCCGGGGCCGTTGCTCCGTAGGTACCCGTCGGGGACGATCAGCCGCGCGCGGGCGAGGCGAATGTCGCGCATCCATGACGTCCACACCTCGTCGAGGCCGTCGAGCTGGTCATAAATCGGGGCGGCGTAGTCGCTGCGCCCGATCGGCGAACCGCGGTGCAACCGGTTCGGGGTCATGTTCGGGACGTAGCAGGCGGTGAGCTGCCGGATTCCGGTCGTCGTCGACTCGCCGTCGCTCTCGATGCTGCCGGCGAGGGCGGCCGTGTCGGGGTGCTCGGTGAGCGGGACGCGCCGGCCGATGTTGTCGCCGCTGCCCTGGTAAAGGGCGTGCACGATGCGGCCGGGCTCGTGCCGCTCGACGTGGCGCCACACAAGTTGGGTTGTGCTGCCCGTGAGTTCACGCCAGAAGTTCACCGCGGCGAGCATGCCGAACCGGAACTCGGGCACGGCGTTGTCCGGCTGTACGGCGGTGAGTAGCGGCCGGTCGACTAGGTCGCGGTCCCACGTGGCGCGGAGGTAGACCCCGGACAGGGCGGCGCACTGCTCGGCGGCCGACAAAAGCATCTGCTGAACGTGGCCGGCGTCGAGTATCTGGTCGAGGCGGGTCTGTGTCCGGGCGTCGTCGACGACGATCCGCGGCATGTCTGAGAACAGCATGTCGGCGGACGTCTGGGCGATGTCGCCGGCGAGGGGGACGTGTAGGCGGGTGTCACGGCCGGGGCGGTGCGCGGTGCTGCGGCGGCTCCACAGACGGCGGCGCGGCGTCTTGGTCTCGCGGCCGTAGATGCGGGCGAGCCGGCCCCGGTCGCCGGAGTACCAAGCGTCGTCGACGGCGATCCGGTCGTAGTACGCGGCCCACTCGGGGGGCGGCCACGCTGCGCCGTTCTCGGGCAGTGCCATTCGGGCTCACCTCCTGGTCGTGGGGTCGGGCGTGCGCGCGGTGAGCAGGTGGCGCCACTCGTGCGAGGTCGAGTGGATGGCATAGCGCAGTGCGTCGCACGAATGGTCGTTGATCTTCAACGGGGCGTCCTCGCCCCGCTCGGTGGCCTTGGGGTCCCATGAGTAACCGGGGAGCTCGCCGAGCAGGCCGTCGCACGACCGATGCACGAACAGGCGGCCGGCGGCGAGCAGGGCGGCCACGGATCGGATGCCGTCGGCGACCGTGTTGTCGGCGCGGGCGACGCCCGGGTGCCCGTCCTGCCAAAGCTGGGTGCTGAACGACTTCGCGCTCGGGTCAATGAACGTCCACTCGGGCTCGACGTCCATGTCGGCGAGCCACGCCCGGACGGCGGCGCTGTACTGCGCGTCGGTCATGGCGCGGTGGGCGGCGCGCGAGTCGAAACGCCACTCGGCGACCGCGTACAGGCGGTCGTCGGCGCCGAGACCGAGCAGGACGGCCGAGAAAGGGTTCGTCGTGCCATAGTCAACGCCCAACCAGTGCCGGCGCATGGGGGGCAACTCGTCGACGGCGTGCCGGTCTTCGTCCCACTCGCTGTAGATGGCGCCCTCTGCGACCACCCATGCGCCCTCGATCATGCGTTTCCGCCATAGGCCGGTGTACTCGGCGGCGAGCGACGCGACGTACTCGGCGGACAGGGACGGGTTATCGGCGAGGCGGAAGTGCCACGCCCGCATATCGAGTTCGGCGATCCGGTCGAGGTATCCGACCTTCAACCAGTGGCGCGGCGAGTCGGGGTTCGTCGTGGCGTACAGGCGGGCGCCCGGGACGCTCAACCGGGCGAGTAGCTGAGTCCAAAACGCCTCGGGGAGCAACGTCGCTTCGTCGACGTAGGCGAGCTGCGCGGTAAGTCCACGTAGGCGGCCCTCGGCGCGGGCGTCGGCGGCGCCGATCAGATGGACGGTGCGCCCCAGGATCGTTGCCGTGGTCGCCCCGCGGGTGTGCACGACGTGCCGTGCGAGGGGGCCGAATAGGGCGCGGTCCTGTAGGGGCTCCAACACGTTGCGCTCGATCGTCTGCAACGACCGGCCAACAACGATGATCAGGCCGGACGGTCCGGCCGTGGCAACGGCGATGACGAACGCCAGTAGCGAGGCGATCGTCTTACCGGACCGGACCGACCCATGCCAAAGGTTGATACGGGCGGTCGCCTGCCCAATCGAGCGGAGTTGCTTACGGGACAGGGGCAGACGGTCGAGGTCGAGCAACGGTGCTCACCCCCCGGCGTCGCCCCCGTCGTCGTCGTGGGCCTGGTCGTCGGTGGCGGCCTGCGTCAGTGCCTCGCCGAGTGCGCCGAGCATCGAACGCACCTGCTCGGCGTTCTCTCCGCCTTCGGCCGGGGCGAGGCGTATCGAGGTGCCGACGGCGGTCTGTACCGACGCGATGATCTGCCGTTGGTCGGCGAACCGGGGTTGGGCGAGGTGGGTCTCGTGCCACTCGCCGTCGCGGCCTGCGAACTCCCCGTGCGTGGTCGGTTGCCACAGTTGGCCGAGCAGGCGCTCGGCGGCGGCCTGTAGGTCGAGGGCGAGGCCGGCGCGGCGTGCGGCGAGGTCGGCGGTTCGGACGCGGGTCGCGGCCTCGACCTGCTCGGCGCGGTCGAACGTCAACGGGGGGTCGAACGATCCGGCGATCTTCGACACGGTCGAGGGCGACCTGTTGATCTGGCGGGCGATCTGGTTACGGGACTTGCCCGCGGCGTGCAGCTCGCGCACCTTGCGGCGGTCGGCGTCCGTGATGGGGCGTGCCATCGGCGGTCACCTCCTCGCCGGGGCATGCGAACGCCCCGCCGGGAACGGGGGCCGGCGGGGCGTTGGGTCTGGGGTGTTCCGGGCACGCCGGAGACGGCCCCAACTCTAGGTCACGAATCGATAACGACGCAAGCGCGATGATCACGAGTGCGCCCCCGCGCGCGTACGCGGGGGGCGCGACCGGTCGGCGGTGTCCGACGGTGGGGGCAGCGCGTGCTACGCCTGGCGCACGGGCACGCTGGGGATGGGGCCGGGACGTCGCATCGAGGGCCCGCGGCCGGCGGCGGGTGCCGAC